TTTTCCACTTTTACTTCCGGTACAACCTCAGGCTTAACCTCAGGCTTTTTTTCCACTTTTACTTCCGGTACAACCTCAGGCTTAACCTCAGGCTTTTTTTCCACTTTTACTTCCTTTTCTGCCATAACACTATGAATTTACCGTTGCGGTATAAGTTTTATTTGGAGTTGGCATTTGTGTTAGGAATTTTCTATAAATACCCATTACAAAAGCACGGCTAGTTATCTTATTATGTTCAGGCTGAATTAACCAACCTCGCATACTTGGCGCTGCATTTAATACCCTTCTCATCATTGGAGATTGAGCAATTAAATCATTCATTGTTAATATCTCAACTGGCTGACGTTCAAAAATATTATCAGTAGCTATGATATAAACTTTACCTGCATCAATCCATCGTACTTGCGCATCGGCAGAATTAGTATACATCTGATCATAAGTAAAAATATGAACGGGACCAACTGGATTATCCAATAAAGAATAACGATATGTAGCACCTTCAGGAATATTTTTATTAGTTTTTGCTGATATACTATTATCTCTGAAAATGTTCTGATTTCTACGTTGGTTAGAATCTTCTTTCCATTGATCACATGATTTTAAAGCTGAATAAGTAGAAGCACTTTCCATTATTGCTATAAATTCCTGACCGCCTGAATTACCTCTGGTCGCAACTTGTTCAGTCCATTTTTCAAAATCACTTAATGGCTTCATTGTTGCTGAATTCGCTTTTGTCCATTTTAGATTAGGGGTTGTGATTACTTCACTATTACTAGCATCACGTTCATAATCAATAGTAGTATAATTGCTAAATTGCAAAGTAGCTGAATCAAGCAATTGTTTTACCTGTAAATCAGCTGATCTTTTAATTTGATCAATACAAAGATTACTAGCATTTTTTACACGCTCAATTAACATCGGTGCTTGATCTTTTCGAACTGTCATAGTTCTAAAGCTTACCATGTAATCCTGATTTCTGATAAGGTCATTTGCTGTTATTGCAAATGCTCTACCATATTCGGGAGCGGTAAACATTTCATCGGTAAACTTGGTATCTTTAATTTGTTTTGCTTCACTAGATTCTGGAATATCATCAGCTACATACCTTTTGTAAACCTTTCCCATCACCCTTATTTTGGGTTCAACTTGAGGTTTATTTTCCTTCGCCATTCCTGAAAGTCCAAATGTTTCATTATAAACATCAGGAATGTATTTTATTAGCCCTGAAATTAATTGAGGGATAATGTCGTTAATTGTAAAACTTGATACTGGCATATTTTCTATTTTTTATATTAAACTTGTGTATCTTTAGGAGCTGACACATTTTGAGCCGATGGCTCTACTTTCATACGCGTAAAGGCTGCAATTGCATTAAAAATACTCATACCTTGATTTGTAATTAGAGTTTCTAAAGTGTCGCCTGACTTTTCAAGTACCACTTCGTCATAATAGATAGATGATTTATCATCACCAAAACCTACTAAGGCCTCAACTTCTTCCGATGCACCTGCTGCAATAAAAGTATCATAAAGTAAGAAACCAAAAGGTATATCAGAACCATCAGAAGCATCACTTTTAAGAGCTTTCCCTAAGGTTTGATCAGCAGATGTAATTCCTACTAATGTTCCTGCTGCAATTGTTCTTTCCGAAGACGTTCCATTTACAAATGTTAAATACCTTTGTTGATTTGGAAAGTTTAAGAAAATATTTTCAACGATATATTCATATCTGATATGATTTTTTTCGTTGGGGTCGATATTTACAGTAATTGGCATAATAATTATTTTTTATCAGTTACAGGTTCATCTAAACCAAGTTCTACATTGAGCTCATTCAAAGCTTCATCCATTTCCTTTGCCTCTTTGGTTTGGGGTTTAGATTCAACCTTAGCTTCTTTTTTACCCGGCTTAATTTCGCCTTCGCTGCCATCTTCCAATGCGGCTAATGCTATAGCTGCATGTTTTTTCTCTAAAAAGTGCTCAACATTCTCAATACTTAATGCTGCACCTTTTTCAATCAGTTCAATTGCTTTTGGCATGTCGAACTCTGCATACTTCATAATTCCTACAACTCTCAGTTGCTCCGCTTCTCGCGCCTCTTTTACAATAGCAGCATGAACGGACGGATTGCCACTTAAAAGTTGGCTTTGTGTTACATCTTTAATTTCCATCTCATTTGTATTTGATTTAACAATTTTTGCTTTTTTTGAATACTTTTCTTTGATATTATTCGGCACTTCATAACCTATATCTGTGAAGTCTATTTGCTCAAAACTTGCAGCCTTATCTAGTAAATCATAAGTTTCATCGAATAAACCAATTTCACCAGCTTGTGTGCCTGTCATCCATACATCAACTCTATCTTCATCTTCAGCTAACATTACCGTTTCCAAATCAAACCCAGTAATCTTTTTAAATTTAGGTTCATCTATTTTTTTGGCTAATGCTTCATAAAGAAATTGATTTGTATGTTTTCGTGTTGATTTTGGACCACCACTAACAGAATGTATCATTACGTCAGCTTGTTTTGATCCTTTTACGTGGTCAAAAAATGGTAACATTACGGCACCCATTGAAACTGCATATCCAGCAACATTAGCATTTAGTTTATTTTCTTTATTGTTTAGAAATTCTATAAACTTTTGACCTGATCCTGTTGAGCCTCCCCAACTATCCCATGATATTTCAGCATCTTGATTTACTTCATTAATTTTATCAATTAACAGCGCAACTGTATATGAGTAAATCTGTGTTGGTAAATCTGTGTTTATTTTTTTCATATCCTAAAATAAAAAAGCCTCTTACTGAAATGAATCAATAAGAGGCTAGCCCTGTGAATGTATATTATGAAACCCTACCTTTTTAGTTTGGGCACCTTTTCAAAATAAATTATATTATTTACTGTTGCTGTGTCGCCTGAAACTAAAGGTGCACGCATTCTATATTTCTGATAAGCGGGTGGGGCTTGATAAAAACTATATGTTCTACTGTCTATTAATTCTGTAAGTGTATCGATAGGTACATAACTTATTGCACCACTCGGGCCTTCGAAACCACCTTCAAAAATTAAAACAGTTAAGGTATCAACATAATTAGTTACATTGAAAACAAAACCTGCTACCCCAGAATAGAATTTAGCCCCATCATAAGTAAAGGTTGATGTTGGTGCTATTGCTACAACGGAACCTGCAATATATGCGGTATCAAGCCCAGAATCTTCATTATAAGTTAATACCACTTCTTGACTGAATGTGAAATTAGCAATACCTAGTAAGGCTAAAATCATAATAAATACTACTTTTTTCATAACATCAAAATTACGTGTTTTTATTTATATTACAAATTTTTTCTTCAATTGCGGCATTTTTACCGATAAATGTATTCATCATTTTACACTTTGGGCAAATCTTTTTAATGGTTCCGACAAACTTACCCTCGAATAAAACAGGTGGTTTTCCTTTCGGGTTACAACGCTCGTTTTTACATCTGAATATTTCCATTAATCACTTTCAATTAGGTTATTAACTAAATCATTAACATCATCAGGAATATCACCTAAAGTACTTTCATATTCCTCAATAAACTCATTTAAAACACTTGCTTTTGTTTTTGGTTTTGGAACAATTGGAAGTTTACCGGGTATAGTTTCAACAGGCTCAACAGGTTTTAAATCTTCTGGTAATAAATCAATTTCGTTTGTTATTTGATTTAAAACACTTTCATAATCACCGCCACTTGCCGCATTTATTAGATTTTCAATTGTATTCAGTGGAATAGCTTGTCTTATTTTCTCAGGTAATTGTAATCTTAAGGCGTTAATGAATTTAACTGGATCGATTGGTTTTAATTTTGTTCCTTCAAACGTACTATTTGTAATTGCTTGAATTGTTATAATATCATTATTTGCATATGCTTTTTTCAAAGGCTCACAAATAATATCACCTTTCAAAATCTGTAAATACAAAAACATTTGATAGTGCATTTTGTAAAGTTGATTGGATGGAATGATTTCTGTCAATACATCTAAGTTGTGTTGGTAGTCAGACCGTGCACCCATTGACGCTGAATAATTAGAATCATAAGAACTAATCATAACCTCATAAGGTGTGCCGGCATCTGCAAAAATAGTTCTTAGTGTGCTGTTTAAATATTCCTTTTGGTCACTTTGTGCAGTGGTGTTTAATATATTTGCTTTAACTCCCTTTGGGGGGTCTAATATAACAGCGTTGCCTTGTAGTTTAACTTCTGAACGGTTAACACACGCCCGAACATCTCCATCACTTGCAACTTGTTCCGTAACTTCCGAAACATCCATACCAGGCAAATTAAGTGTGGTCCCAGGTAATACTTTTTCGCCTGTTGAATTTTCATCTTTTTCAAGTGATATAACTAATTGTGCTTTTAGTTGAGCATTTTTCGCGTTGGCAATTAAATAATCATTTACGTGTTGGAGAGATTCAAATATATTTGATAATAAAGGCATTCCCCTTGTTTCACCTAATTTTGTTAAGTCAGATGCCCGATATAACCAAGCTTTTTTTTGATTTGTTCCTTTAAAATATACGGGTATTCTGTGTGTTCCAAAATTTTCTGTATCAGGATTTGGAGTAAATGCACTATTTGAATTATTCGCGTTGACATAAACATGATATGCAACTACTTCACCTTTTTTATTAGTTTCAACACCTTCGTTTAATGTGTGGCCCTTTGTTAATTCAATTGAACTTAAAACAGGATCCACAACATTCTGACCGCTTATAACCTGAATGTTTGGATAGCCATTTTCCACTCTCATTATTAGAAGTACATCACCATCGCCTGAAGCATTATAATCTATCTGCCTGGCCATTTCATGTAAAGTACTGCTTTTAGTATAGTCAACATCTTTAGTATTAATGAAGTTTCGATATTGATATTCTATATCCCGGATAAATTGGCGGTGTTTTGTCTTTCCTTTTTCTTTACCGAATGAATCAATAAATGGCTTATCACTTGGTTTTGAATTAAATAAAAGCCCTGAACCTATAAGCCAATTTATTCTTTTAGTTACTATCAGGTTGGCAATGTGATTTTTAAGTATAAATTGCCAACTTCTTAACCTTAGCGCATCGTAATATAATACTAATTCTTTTATTTCGGGTAAATCATTAGGGTTTGTTTCGCCCGTAAACACCTCATAACCATAGCCCATGCTAGTTATGATACTATTCATTTTATGATTTTCTGTATTGAGTTGGGATGTTTTACTTATCAGGTCTTTATTAACCCCTTCTAATTGTGAAACTTTACCTTTTAAGTTATTATAACCGAACATATTAATAGTTTTTTACATGAACAAATGGGCAGGTTAATTGATTTATTATTGATATCATTTGAGTTCTGGCATATTCTGCAACCTTTATTAATTCGGCTAATGATTGAGTTTCTGCCATGTGGGTACCTTCGATGTTAGAATATGTGTATTTTTTATTCTTGCCCGCTAATGTGCTTAAAGCCGTGTTTGCATTAGCTAAGAGTGCTTGGTAAATAATATATTGATCTTGTAACTCTTCTAGTGTCATATATTAATTTTTTTCAAAGTTACGCAATTTAAAATAAAAAAGTGCAAAGAAAATTTCAATGCACTTTTAGGGGTGGTGTTTAATTTAGATTATGTATTGTTTAATTCATTTTCTAAGGTGTCAATAACTTTAAATATTTCATAAACTACTTGTGGTACAACCGCGTTCCCATATCCTTTTATACTTTCTATTCTCCATTTAGGAAAGGTAATTCCGTCCAATCTACTGGAAAGCCCATCATTTCCGCTACAAATTGGGGATTGAGTTGGGAAGTTTTCCCAGTCATTTTCCTCGCTCTTTTTGTTAGGCTGTCTTGTTTTTCTAGTCCTGTTAGTTTTTCCCCGCAATCCGATGCTATTGGCGTTGGAAGCATCGTATTTGCAATTGCATATTCTAAACGACCGTGTGTTTTTTTGTCCGGAGCTTGTTTTATTTGAGAAGTCATCCCATCTCCTGAAAGGGGTGTTGGTAATAGTCCGCTTTTCGCAAAGTCGTGTAATTGACCGCTGAACTTTTTGCCCCTCTTGCCCTTGTTGTTCACCTGAACAGCCCCTCCAGTTGCATTCTTTGTTGTTGGGGTTGGAAGTAATTCGTTGAACATCGCTTGATCCAATATACTGTTCGGTCGATTGTCTCCCGCTTTTCTGCTCATCATTGTTTTTGCCCCCGTTTCTTTTAGTTTTTCTACTCTCTCCGGATGGTCTCTTTGTACTGCTGTTGGAGTAGGCCACAAGCCAGACTCTATCCCTTTTGTGTGGAGCTTCGATACTTGCAGCTGGAATAGTAAACGGCTGAACCTCATACCCATCTTTTTCGAAGTCTTGACAGATCGACTCGATGAGCATCTTTGCTTGTCGTGTGTATATTGCATTGTAGAGGTCAACCTCTTGTAAGCGTACAACTTGACTATTTTCCACTTTAAAGAATACATCTTTTGATACCTCTCGTTCATCTTCCATTGTGAGGAGCCCAGTAACGTTTTCACACACAACCCAAGTGGGCTTTGACTCTTGATAAGCTCTGCGCATTTCAGGCCAGAGGAAACGGTGGTCTTCTGTTCCTTTTCTAAGTCCGGCAACACTGAATCCCTGGCAGGGGAATCCTCCTGTGAGAATATCAATTTTGTTTGCATATTTTCTAAAATCTGTTTTTGTTATATCGTTAAAACTTTCCGCATTGGGCCAATAGTGATTTAATATTTTTTGCCCAAACTCATTCCATTCGCAATGAAATATATTTTCCCAACCCATCCATTCAGCGGCTAAATCGAAGCCGCCAATACCGGAAAATAAAGATGCATGTTTCATAATTAACTCAATGGTATATTAGATTCTCTACTTGCTTCTTTAATCAAAGTACATGCAAGCTCCCAACTAGGTTTTATTTTGCTTGATTTGTACCCCATTCTTTTTATATGATCTGCTGAACAAAGATAATCAGCCATGAAAATAGCACAAAACACTAGATAGACTTTTACGTCCCAAAAGTGGTTTTGTATTCCAGTTCTTTTTTTCTCCCACAAATACCGATCAATACCCCCATCGGTTTTTTTAACAATTTTTTGTTCCGCTTCATAATGAGCAAAATAATTCCTATAAGTGTATTTTGGTACTTTTAAATCGTATTCCGGGTAGTTCATAAAATATTGTGATTGCTGCATTTGCCCTTCATCATCAACATAGCTTTCTGAATCAATATATTTTGCTAACTTATCTTTGATGATATTTACATTTAATAAATATATATCACCCTCTTTATTTATTTTATAAATATTCCCATCTTCGGTTTTATTCTGTCCTGTGAATATATCTTCATCAGCACCCATAACAGGAATGATGTAAAATCCCATATTGCGTATTTTCTTAATAAAAGACATTGCATAATCTTTCATATAACCAACATCAACAACGATAATAGTTAACTTCCGGTCCAGCCGACCGTAGGTTTTTAATATGATTTTTTCGAATTCATCCCAAACACTATGCTCAACACCTGTTTTATAAGTGTATTTAATTCTCTCACTATTCAACTTTGCTGCGTTTATACCTTCTTTTTCTAATGCTCTTTTTTCGATAGCAGGTATAAAAGTTCCACAACTTCCAGCATCAATTGAATAAGTGGCTCCCTTTTCTGATTTACCTTCAATTTCCCAATCAATGCGACCATCATTTTCTTCGCCGTTCAGGTCACACGATAAAGAAAGTATCATAATTTCCCCGTTGTTATCTTTTTTCGAAAGCTCAAAAGGACATTCACCAATTTTATATTCTCTCCTGTTTTTCTGTAAGGCAGTAGATTTGATTGTGATACCTTCAGGTTTATATGGTAATCCTAAAATTGAATTAATGAAATGTTGATATTTTCCATCTTCTTTAATTCCTTTCCTGGGGAATGCTTCTTGATATTTCTTTGAAAAGTCGTACCAATTATCAAAAGTTGTTGGTGCATATAATGCTGATATGTGGTAAGATTTATAATAGGGATTTAATGTTTCCATGGTTGGTTTCCAAAATCCGGCATTAAGCATATCCATTTTATATTTCTTTTCTTGGAATTCATTTTCACATTTTCCACATCGATATCTTACACTTTTTTTAACTACTTCATTATTAAATACATTAAAAATAACCCCATATCGAGTATTGTTTTCATTCCTTTTGTTCCAAACCAATTCTATAAAATCACCACATTTAGGGCATGGTAAAAGATATTTGTTTTGATCACCTGCTAAATATTTAGCATGTATTACGCTTGTTTTTTCTAACAGTGGGGAACTTAAGTAATAAATCTTTTTTGTTTCACCATAAGTTATCGCTCTATCTTCAAATAATTCAACTACCGATCCAGATGATAAACTAATAAATTTCATTGAATCAACTTCATCAATATAAATAACACCTGCGGTAATTGATCTAAATTCTGTATCCGACTGACCACCTGCATTGTGAAGTTTGAAACCACCTGAAAAGCTCTTGTAGTTTGCTGTATCACCTTTTGAATTATTTTTTGACATTGTGGCTTTACCTATCAAATGGCGAATATTGCAACCATCAATACCAAAATCAATACCCTCCATTCTCTCCCTTGCGTGGTCTTTAGTATCGGAAACTATCAAAGTACTAGTAGGCCTTTCAGATGCTATATATGAAAAACCATTATCTTCAAGAGCAAATGAAGCTCCTATTCTTACGCCCTTTTCTAAAATTATATGAGTAACTGGACTATATTCACTAAGATGATCTATAATTTCACGCATGTAAGGTGTGTTTTTAAAACTATACATGCCTTCCAATCTTGCCGAGACAGCTCTTTGAACATATCTGTGTTTTTCAATCCATTCGCTAGGACTTAATATTGCACTATTAAAAGTTACAGAATTGAGTATTTTTTTAATTGAAGTTTCTAACATGCTATGTCATCTAATGGATTATACATTGAATTTAGCTTATTCTTAGGTATGTGATAATAATGCAATGTCGATTCCAGCGACTTATGCCCTAATATCTCCTTAGTGCGAAATACATTTTCATTCTCTATTGTCAATGTTGAGAATGTGTGACGAAAATCATGAACGGTGTACTTATTGTTAGAAACTTTTTTGATAATTTTCAACATACTGGATGCAGTGTATTGTGCTTTGCTTTGCCCGTTCAATAAGTATTCAACAGTCACATATTGTTTCAAATAGGCTAGTAAATATTTTCTACACAATGGTCTTAATGACACATGCCTATTTTTACCATTCTTTAAACTCCTGATAAACACAGAATCATCTTCATAGTTTATATCCGAAAGCTTAATATTTATGAATTCAGTTTCTCGAATATCAGTACTGAATAGTAGAATTATTATAAATTTATGCTTTATATTTTTGGCTGATTTCATCATCGAAACAAAGTCATCGTTCGTTATTATGTCATGATATTGTCTATCTGTTTTTACGGTAAAAAACCAATTCATTTTTTCAGGCTGATTTAAGACTTTTTCAAAAAGCACTTTTAAAGATGATCCCATAACGTTATAATAAGAATCAGAATATTCATTTCTAAATTCGGCCATGTAATTTTTTAAATCATTTTTGCTCATTCGATAAATTCTTGAATTTGATTTGTAGAATTTACTAACACATGACCAATATTGATCTTTAGTTGCTTTAGATCGAGTCTTAAGGCTCGTTTCCCTGACATAAATCTTTTTTATTTCTGCCAATTCCATGTTTAACGTTTTGATTAATAATTATTTAGATTGGGTATGTTTAATTATAGTTAGCTTTAAGTTTGTAATAGCTTCCAAAAGTCACCATCTAACCCTTTACTTTCTCCACATATTTTACATCCTTGCGTATGGGTGCAATCACAAACCTCCGCTTCGCTAAAGCTAACACGTTGTAAATGCAAACCGCTGTTCTCGTTTGAGCATTCGCCCACCCACTCGCTTAATCCATCTATTATGGTTTTAGCCATTTCTTTAGTTATACCGTAAGTATACTTGCATTGTCCAGCAGTAAATTCAATGTGCCTTTTTTCCGTTCCTGGTAATACTTTCTGTACGTCAGGTATTCTTATTATATTTTTTCCCATCGCTCGTAAATTGTTAAGTTAATATCTCGTTTCATCTTCTGTGCTATTCGGTAAAGCGGTCAGCACTTACAACCACCGTTGTATGCAAGTGCTTAGTTCAATTCTTTTAATCAAGTGTGTACCAAATTGACCAAAAAGAAAAAAGCCCTCGCGCTTTGGTTTTTTCAAAACCATTAAGATTTGTAATCAGCATATTTTACAGTTCTAAATATTTGTTTTCTATTTACCCATCTAGCAAATTTCTTTTGCTCGGGATCCACATAATTGTTTTCGAAATTTCTATAAGGTTGAGCAAATGGATCCAACCCTAAATCATCAAGGTAATTCACTCGAATTAGTGCATCTGCTATATCTTTTACTAATACATAAATAAAGTACCTCTTAGGTGTAACCTCGTTTTTTCTTAACAATTCAGTTGCTTTTTTTACGTAAATCATTTGCTGTTTATTATCACACGCCATTCTTAATGGTTTATGCCATTTTACGCTTCCTAATAATTTTGCAATTCCTTCATCTTTTGCGATTATCCTAGCATCTAAACCTTGGTTAAAGTCAATTTTAATTTTTAAATCAATAATTTTTTCTATCTGGCGAATCCCATGCTTATGAGCTAAAACATTATTATCCATTAATACTGCAATTTTACGCCCATCAATAAAATCATTTATGTCTGCATAAGGTTTTATATTACCTTCTTTTTCAGGAACAATGCACCAATTGCATTTATTCGGACACCCACGTGTTAAAAAACCATAAGCTTCTTTGAATTTTGGATAAATAGAATAATCAGGTATTTGGCTATCAATCGTAGGATCCAAAGTTGTAGAATTATTATAACCAGTTCCGCCTTTGAAAATTTCGTTATAAGAATATAAACCTTGATTAACATCCTGTGAAAATGTAAATATTTTACTCATGTAAATTTTATCATAATGCCCGATCGTTACCCATTCAACTTCATTGCCAATATTTTTATGAAACTTAGCAATTTTCATTAATGCAATGTTTGGAAAATTGCGACCGTCTACATCTATTAAGCCTATTTTTGCCCTCCCTTTTTTTTCTTTTTTACTATTGCTCATTTAATCAAATTTTGTGGTTAATAATCGCACCAGACACACAACACTGTATAAAATTCAGTTGTGAAAAACAACCGAAATCTTATACTTTTCGTTATACTTTATCCGCCAAAACCCTCGCTGTCAAGCCATGCCCCTAACACAGCAATTATTCTAATTGCGCTCTCTTTATCTAACTCCATTCCTTCTGAGTGTGGGTTTATTCTCGGCCAATTATTTCCATCACTAAAAGTTATTTTTAAACCGAATTCGCGGTCTTTTATTTCTAACATTACTTCTTCTTCCATCTTTTTTTGATATTTATTCCACCGCTCAAAAACAAAGTATAATGGACAAGCATAAGAATAATACTGCTATCGTAGCTCGTTCGGGCAGTGTAGGTTATTTTAACTATTAAAATTATTATTTAAGGTGTAAAATCCATCTAATCGAGCCGTCTGTAAAATTGCGCTTTTCGAATTTTATCATTACATCTTGGTTCATTAAAGGCATTAGATATCCATCCCCTTTAAATTTCATTGGATCAGGTAATTTACTTATAAAATCCTGTAATGTGTTCACGTCTAATTCCATAATTTTAATTCCTCTCGTTTCTAATTTCTACTTAATTTCTCGTACTATTCTTATGCTTGTCCATTATGTACAAGCGCAAACCAGTACATTTAATCAAGTTCAGTGGGAGTAATTTTATTGTTTTTTTTTCCCTCCCTTAAAAAAGAGTAGAACCTAAGTAGTGCCGTTTCGTAACGTGGCTTTGCACTGCTATTTGCAAACGCTCCGTATGTCATATTAAAAAAATCAGCTATCTCTTTATTGGATAGCCCTAGTTCTTTTTTGAGTTCTTGAATGTTCGTTATCATGCTGCTATTTCTTTAAATTCTTCAATTGTCATGAAACTCATTTCATAATCACCAAAAGCAATTTCTTTTTTAATCCATTTAGTTGCTTTTTCTTCTGAATCAAATCCTTGCGGTTTGTCATTAACATCGTGATAAACAACTACTGTAGTAACTTCGTTTGCTGAACAGCCGTTAGCTTCTAATTCGCCAACCTCTTCACCATTCCATAATTGCTCTGCCGTAACTTCTTTTTCTTCCTCAGTTACAAATAAATCTTGATTTTGAGCCGCCCAGTCAGCTAATTTGATTTTACACTCTTGATAATTCCAACCAGCTTCTAATGCCATTTTCCATAATAAATCCATATTTCCAGAAAGTACGTCATAATCATCAAATTTTTCAGAATAAACTAGTGTTACTGTGTCGGTGTTTGTTAAGTTGATAGTTAGAGTTTTCATCGTTGTATGTTTTAAATTGTTGTAATTAATTATAGTGTAAATATAAGCATATACTTATTATAAACCTAGTGTTTTGCTGTTTATTTTCAGTAAATAATTAATTTTATTCTAAAATTGCTTTCCAGCGCACAAAAAGAAAACAAAAAGGTTCGGCTCATTTAATCAACATTATCTGTATTTTCCGTGCCAGATACATAACACGTCATAAATAATTGGCAATACCTACATTTAATCAGCTTCATTGCGTACTGTCTTTTTCTTTTATTTTTTCCTTTCGCTCTTTCGGTTTTTCAAACCGATTGGGACTTTTTGAAACACTAGTATAGTTTGATGGACTTTCACAACCTTATTGTATTTCATTGATTGTTTAACCCTTAAGAAAGCGTTACCACTTGAATAGAAATGAATTTCGTTTAAAAGTTTCATTCCATTACTTTCAAATATATCTTTTGTTTTGTCTGGAAATCTTTTGTAATATCCTTTATTGTCTCTTACATCACCAACAACAATTGCTGCAATTGCACTATCATTCAATATTAAGCAAGCCTTGGTTATTATTTCGCTATAACTTAAGTAAAAATCCTTATCATTCATATTTGATAAATCATCCTCTAAATCCGAATATTTTTCTAAATTTAAATAAGGTGGGCATGTAAATAGTAAATCAAACTTTTCCTTTATTTCTTCGATTTTTTTATTTGCATTACCATTAATCCAATTTGGGTAATTATCTTTTAATATGAATTTAGCTTGTTCGTTGTTGCTGTTTACTTGTTCGCTCCTTAATTCTATACCAGTATATTTATATCCCAATGCACTAGCAACAATTCCACGCACAGAACCCCCGGCAAAAGGGTCAATTATTTTACCTCCTTTTTTACAAAACCATAAATAAACTAACTCACAAATAAGCGGGTTGAATATTGACGTGTTTGAAATGTCTGGATTGTTAGTTAAATTTTTACCTGTAGATTTCTGATTTTTTAATGAAAAGCCATTTTTACCAAGGGCGTTTACCTTCCTTCCTAATTCTGATTTAATTCCTTTATTTTTCCAATAAGCAACCCTTTTTCTAAATGTTTTGGACATCATGTTAATTATAGAAAATGGTGGGATTATAAATATATCCTCTAATTTATCAAAGCCTTGTGCATTTTTATTTGAGAATCCAAAAAGATTATTTTCCATATATTTAATTTTTTCAAAATTATTTTCCCAACCCTAAAAAATAAAACAAAAAGGTTCGGTTCATTTAATAATCATTCGTGCTAATCGTGCCAACTATTCATATGCAGGTCGTAGGTAATATTTTAACAGCCTAAATGTTTCTTGCAAAGTGGTATCCTATAAGTCAACCCCAACACACGCCCTTCTTCAATTCCATTAGCTATATTTCCACATTTATCGCAATATATACCCTTACCTTTTTTATCCTCTAAAAGCCAACCCACTAAATTCCCGCAATAATAGTTTTTACCTACATATTTTAGGCTATTAAAAAACATACCAACAACACTAAATAAACGTAAAGCCCTTTCCTTAGCTCGTGGTGGCTTCGGTGCGCTCGCTAAGTTAAAGTGAACTAAAGCCTCCTTAATTAAATCAAATTCAGCTTTCATTTCATCTTTCCAAATACTCTTCTTAAGGTTTTTAAACCTTAAACTTATGAATTTACTTATTTGCTTATCTGTAATCATGTCGCTCGTTTTAATCATTCGTACTCGTTTCAACTTTTCTCGGTTCATTACGGCTCAACGCTTATTAATCACGTTACCAATTTCTAAACAATGCATATTCCTTAGCTTTATTAATAATATCTTCAGTTAACGAAGAGTGAGTGTTTTGTATAGTTTTATTTAATAATATTGTAAATGCCTTTTTATACTTCAATTTAGTTTCATAACTACCTCCAAGTTCATTAACAATTTGATCTATTATTGTATCTGCATTATTAATAGTGCTCTTTGTGTTTCCATTTAAATATGTGCCAAATATTTCAATCATAAAATCCGTAGGAACAACCTTTGCTTTTTTCTTTTCTAACTCTAATTGTTTTAATTGAATTTCAATATTTAGTTTAGTCTCCTTTTTTTTGATCGATTCCTCAACC